AGCAGCAGACCCCCCAGCGGATATAGCAATAATGCCAGAGATGCCCCCGTTGTTAGCAGAGCCGCCATCAAACGTGCTTGTAATCGCAGAAGAACCGCTATCGAGGTAATATGCGGAAGCGATATGAGGAAGATTACTGCTTGCTTCCCCGATTGTGAATGGGCTATCAACAGCTAGGGATACAGGGTAATTATTAGATTGCCCATAAGCGATCAATAATTCACCAGAGCTCGATGGGGTTATATTCCCTGGGGTAAAAAATTCTCCCGAGGATGCGTCATTTGCTTGATTGCCGGTGTCATAAACGGCTGTAGAGGTTCCGGTAAATTCCTCTGCGGAGAGTTGGGTGATCCCCGCCCCCGCAGAACTCATAGAGAATGTCGTTGGGCCGTTTGTACAATTTAGGAGGTAATAAATGGCAAAGATCGCGCCAGTAGCATAGTTCATTACCTCCCCGGCTGAATAGGAGTTTCCTTTATTGTCTGAAACCACTGGTGCTGCACCAGTAGTAGCAGCGCATAAAATGACTATGTTGCCATTTGTTATCGCAGAAAGAGTTGTAGAAACAGGGCTCCCTGTAGCGTTTACACTGACGGAGCCCTGTATCCTCGCACCAAAAGCCACGGTTTACGCACCAGGCGCGGTGATCGTGAAGCCAGTAATGTCGATCGTCTGCCCATTGGTGATCGTTCCGTTGAAGGACAGGTCGCCCGAGCTAATGCCAGCGGTGCCCTGAATATGCGTGGTTCCGCCACTGGTCTCCAGGCGGAAGTACCCAGGCGTAGCAGCAGAGCCACCAGACGCGGTGCCGGCGATAGTCAGGCCAGAGAGGGTCATCGTCTCAGCGGTAGCCTGGGCAAATGGTTCCGTCGAGCTTTCCGGGGTGCCGAGGGCGATCGTCGCCAAGAGGTTCCCGGTAGCTGAGGCAGCGCACGTTGCCGGGACACCAGCCGAGTTGTCATAGACCAACATGTTGGAACCTGAGCCCAGCAACGCATTGACGATGTTCGCGCCTGACGAACTGTTGTTCAACATGTAATTGCGGTAGGTGGTAGAGAACTGGAGAGCCATCAGACAGCTTTCAAATAGAGGGCCGCTTCCTGTTTGCGGCGGTTGAGGAGGCCGGGAACCGTGCATAGGCACCCGTCGATATGGGCTTTATCCCACAAGAGGAAGGCAGCTTGGGCACCATACCAATCAGCCGCCATGTGCTTTTTCAGAACCGATGAGCCAAGGAAGGCATTGACCCCAATATTGTAGGCCAAGCTCACCATCGCATCAAACCCGTTCTGATTGGTCTGTGGCTGTTTACTGGTGTAGAAGTCCACCGCCCTGGCAAAGCGAGCCGTGTCCATCATAAGGAGCGACATGGCTTGGTCCTGGGTGATGTGATCGCCAGGGTTCACGTCGCCTGTATGCCCGCAACCAATCGTCCAGACGCCAGCCACGTCCTGATAGGCTACAAGCTTGGTGCCCTCAAGGCCGGCGATAAACGTAGCTCCTGCGGTGGACAGTTTCATTAACCTACCTCACAAATTCCGTCGAGAGAAGTACCAGGGTGAACAAAGGTGCCATCGCGGCGCACTGAGACCCGCGTGATGTGCGTTACTTTATCACTAAGGTCGAAGTCGCACCAGACCTTGTAACCGCCCAGCCCTCTAGCCTTACGGCAGAACGACATATCTGAGCCTACGAAGTCCTCCAGTTTCTTCCCATACAGGTTGGGAAACCACGGAAATGGAAGTTTCCGAAACACATCTGTACGGACAAGCATAAGGCCACTTGGGAGCCATTCCACTTCCTGGCAGCCATGATCTAGCTCGTCTGGGTTTCCGCCCAGGGCGCACGGCGGCATAAGGCCCCAGGGGGTTTGTCGCATCCGATACTGGCATCCCACGATGTCCTTCTTCCTGGCGATGAGGCGATCGAGACTATCGGATGGAAACTCGTGGTCGCTATCGACGAACAAGATTGCGTCCATGCCGAGGCTAAGAGCGTTCCCAACAATTCCGTTGTGATTACGATCAATGTATCCATCCTGAGCAAATGAGACCGCTGCCAGTTTGCTGGTACTGACAAGCCCCAGAATTGCTAGTGCGGTCTGCGGGATAATGTTCTCGCCCATTGGGCAGCCGAGGAAGACCTTCACGCGTGTCTCACTGCGAAGTTGGCTTCCCGATAACGGAATGGTGTACGCTCTTCCTCTGGTGCATTGAGCAGATTACACACGTCCTGGTCATCCGTGCCCGAGTTAATGAAGGTGGTCGAGCGGATCACCATCTCCCTAAAGTTCTTAGGCGTCGGCTTACCGCTTGGCATCACAAGGCTATCCTTATAGACCAGGTTAATCTCGGCTGCGATCCGCGCCCAATTCGAGGTAGTGAGGAACACCCTGGTTTTGACAGGGTGCACCAAGTCAGCGATCAGCCTAAGCTTTTCGACATTGACTTTCATTTCCGGGCCTTCTTCTCATCAAGGGTAAGCTGAACCTGCATGGTCATTAACTTGGTCAACTCGGCAATCTGCTGCGAGAGAACCGACAGGTCGCTGGTGGTCTGCTGGGCTTCCTTCGACTTCGGCTTACCACCGCCCTTGGTCCAACCCTGGCTATCGGCGAAATAGAGAACGTCAGTATACTTCGCATACATGCCGTCATCTGCTTCCTGCACGTAGGGGACGCGGCGGATGCGCTCTACCTTGGTTTTGTTGCCGTGGATGTCGGTTCCGTCTTTCCAGTACCGCTCATTGCGGTTGGCGTCCTTGGGCTTCCCGAAGTCACCAGTGTTATAGGCAACCCGCTGCCCCATTGCGTTGGCATGGACAAGTGGCCATACGTCCCGCACATCGAGACCGTAAAACTTGGCGATATCATTAACGTGAACGATAGGGGTTGGTTCTTCAAGCTGCTTCCCTTCGATGATTACCTGTTCACCAGTCTCGAAGCTGGCGCTGTCCTGCATGGAGGTTACGACGAGAACACGCATCCCGTCTCTGTCTTCAACTGTGTGCATGGTCTCTACCTACGAAGATGATTGGGATTGGACGCGATCAAGCGATCCAGTTCAGCGATCTTCACCCGCTCTGGGCTCCGATCGCCATTGTTGATCCATTTGTTGACAAAGACCTTATCGCGCATCAAGTCGGCCTTCTCAGCCAACGCCTGCTCATAGGTCATGGCCGGAGCGATCGTGGGGCTGTCCCCGGTGTGGAACTTGGCTTCACCCATCCGAGCATCGAGGTTGCGGAACATCTCCATGACAACGGAATATCCCGCCGTGCTCTCAAGTGCCGTCACAGCCTCTGGGGTGATCCCTGGGATGGTGGAAGCCGCTCTCTGGGCCGCGAGTAGGTTCACATCGTAATTAGGCCCCCACGAGGCCCGTAGCTTCTCCAGTTCAAGGTTCTTTGCCACGGTGGCAGCAGCGGCGTTGGCTTCCGCCCTGGAGCCTTCGTAGGCCACGAACTTCTGCATGAACGCATCCGCCTTGTCGGCAGGGATGCGAAGCTCAAAAGCGGCTGCGCGGGCCGTCTCAACCAGCTTCGGATCGAGCTTGTCCTGCCCGGTGAACTGGTATTCCTCAGCCTTTTCCTTCGCACCGAGCTTGCCCCAGAACGCCTTCTGAGCCTCGGCATCATCAGCCTTGGGCATCCGCAGGAGTTCGTCCTTGGGAATGCCAATCAGCTTCTCAGCGCCCTTCCAAGCCTTGGTAAGCTCGATGGCAGCATCAGCCGCGCTCAGCTTATCCCAGCCCTTATTCTGGACGTGGCCCAGGTTCTCCGGGTCTAGCGCCGCAGTCCACGGTGTATCCTGGACGATTGGGGTATCACCATCAGCCATTGGCGATCACCATACGATTAGCAGCCTGGACAAACTCATTCCAACGCGGATGAGTACCGAAGTAGTCGGCGGCGAGGTTCTGCAACCCCTCCAGGTTTAATGCGTGTTGGATAGGTAGCTCAGCGACAAGGCGCTTCACGACCTTTAGTTCTGCTCGGATTTCCGAGGGTGTTGACGGAGTGTCAGCCACGGTGTTCCTATTCGCCCTGGATGAAGGGAAGACCAAGCTGGCAGCGGGCTATCTGCTCAGGGGTCAGGTTCAGCATCGTGTTGATATGGAGCCAGACTTGCCGGTGGCCCTCATTGAGCATGGATTGCCGCTCATTAGCAACAGCAGTCGTCTGGTTGGCAAAACATTTCCCCATCAAGTCCTGGAGCACCACCTGGCCGTCTTTCCCGAGGAAAGTAGCACGATAGCACTCCTGCATTTGAGTGAGGGTCATGGGCCTTGAAATCCTTGATTGTTGGTAATCTGGCCTTGTTGATTTGGCACACCCGGCATACCTGTGGGCGGCGTGCCACTTAGAGCACCACCAGTATTTTGCCCAGCGCCTGCTTTGTCGCTGATAGCCTGTGCCTTCATGATAGCTGCCTTACCCGGCAATTCCTTAACCTGGTTCGACCGTTCCTCAGCATCAGCCCGAGCCTTACGCGCCTTAGCCTTCTGCTCATTGGAAGAAAACCAGGAGGGCGGGGTAGCAGACTGTTTGCCCATAGCAGCGATCGAAGTGTCGAAATCAAAGTTGTCCATCAACGACGGATCACCAATCGCTTGGCTGGTGGCAGAGGCCCACTCCACAATTCGCATAAACCCAGCGCTCTCCTGCGACTGCACCGATCTCGCGATAGGCGAAGAGTAAACAATTTGGTAGTCAAGTCCAGCTTTTGCCTCTTTGAGTATGGGAGGCACCGGGGGCAGTTTGCGAAGCCAGGATAAAATATCAAGTTCGCGATCGTGGAGAGGACCAAGATACTCGCTACATTGGCGACCAATCGTCGGAGCCAGGAAGATACCGCGTTCATTAACGTATTCCAACACCTGGCGATAATTCATGTCAGTCGGGTTTTCCATGATCATCTTGAACAGATTGACCAGGAAGGCATCGTTCACCCCAACTAGCTCATTCTCCATCATCTTTTCAGTGATCTGGATTTCGCCTGTCGGAAGAATGTGTACAAGGGGCCTACCGTCCGGCGTTACACCCCCCGCATTAAACGAGCCTGAGTTTGTGCGTAAGTCGAACAGCCCTGTGTCTCCAATAAGATAAGCAGGATCAGATGCACGGTGTCCTTGTTTGAGGAAGATGGCTTTTTCTGCGTTGAGCGTTTTAAGGCTCGCGAGCACCATCTGAGCAGGCCCGCGCCCATAGTCTTCATCGGGGGCCTGCATATAAGCGCCATATGCCAGAGGCATAGTGCGATATCCACTCTCTTCAAGAATGCAGTGACCTTGGTACGAAATGTAGACGCTCTCGTATTTCTTGCCCTTCGGGGAGAGCAGAAAACCCGGATTATAATCATCACGCGGGCGCACGATATGTAGGAAGTCGTATAGCTGCGTGCTCGAAATCTGTAATGCTGCCTCAAGGACTGGAATAACCTTCTCGGGCCACTTGTGCTTGGCCTGCTGAGCGGTAAGGCGAAAATGACGGATGAAGCCCACGACCCGGCGCTGATGGTCTCGAATAACATAAATCTCACCAACCGGGGTAGCTAGATAGCTCAGACCGCGCTTCTTGGTGTCAACAGGGTCACAACGCTCGTCAATGAACATCCCCATGTTGCCGAAGACGCCAAGACCCTGCATATTCTGGGAATTTTGCCCAATGAAGTTCGCTTCAGGCTTGTAGCGCTCCATCCACATGATCTTGGTCAGTTGCTCATAATAGAGAGCGACTTCTCGGCGTTTCATCAGGTATTCGCCGTTCTCACCACCAGCACAGACGGCGGACCACATAAGATTTGTGGGCGTCAGCAACCACTCGGCTATAGCTCCAAATCTGTGGCTGCTCACCTGAGCGGTGGTGTCAAGCTGGTACTGCTGGCGCTTCATGCCAGGTGCAACGTCGCGACCGAAGAAAAAGCTGCTCTGGTACTCAGGCCAGCAGAGGGAAGCGGTTTCCTCCCACTGTAGCTCAAAATTTACGCGTCTGGCCCGAAGCTGATTGAAAAGCTGGATATAGAAAGCAAGCTTCTCTTCCTCATGGTCATTGCCACCAGTGTAATTAGCGCTATAGTCGCCGGTAGCAAACGGGTCTTTAGTAGCCAAGTTTCACCGGCCTGTCTGTCCAAGGGTCAAGCTGCTGAGGCGGTCCTGGCTTTTTGAGCGCAGGCGGTCTCCCGAACAGCACAGGGCGGGCATACCGAAGGTCCATAATACCCTGCCTTGTTGCGGACATCAAGTCATCATTCTTTTTTACGATCAGACCATCTTTGCGATGGTAGCTTCCAAACTCTAACCACCAGTTGACGAGGGTGCTGAAAACCTTGAAACGGCCAGTGCGCATCCGTATTAGGATGGCATCTATACCAGCCTCAGTTGAATAGCCTCCTCGCGGGTGAGTAGCGTGAGTAGGCCGCATCCGCAAGCCAGGACTGCCGGGAAGATCGCGGTAGCTTTCGACAAGCTGTATGCCTGTGGATTTTTCACGGTCTCCCCCGTCATGGGGCCACGCGACAGGAATTTCTCCGAGGACGGGACGGAGTGCAGCGACATGCAGTGCGGACATTGCATCTGCAACTTTGTGCTCGTGGACGACATAGACGATATCCGCATCGGCATCGTGACAAAGGGTAGCGCAGGCGAAAGGGTGGCCAATGCCAAAGTCCACCCCGGCTATCTTCTTCCAGAACGGCGGTATCTCGCTGAGCGGGATTGGTGGCACACGGATCATGTCCGGTGACACTTCCTCCCACACGGCACCTGAGCCCAAGAGAGGGATACCGTTGACGCGGGCTTCACGCTCGAAAGGCTTGTAGCCGGCAGCAACTTCCTCGGGGTTGGGGATATGGGTAACGTCCCTCATCCCCATCAGCACGAAGCCCCGACTGGCGGAATTGGGGGCTGGGTAGAAATCCGACACAATCTCAGTAATACCGTTCAACGGCGTGAAGGTCATATAGAGCATTCCGCCAGTAGCGGTTATGCGCGCCTTACACTCCGAATGAACGTCGCCAGGCGGTTCCTCATCTTCCCAAACTAGGTCTAGGCTGTCGGCTTGGAACAGGGCACGACCTTGGACGTATGATTTAAATCCCAGAACACTGATCCCACCGCTTGTATGACGGACTGTGATAGTGTCGAAAGCACCTGTGGTTCCATGACCAAGTGTTCGTCCCAGGAGAAGGTGACGCGGAATAAAGCCCGTTCCCCATCCTTCGTCAGACGGGAGTTGGGCAATGGTATGGTGACCGCATAGTTTTGATTGTTGGACATCTCTTACCTTTGCTGCGCTTTCCCCACAGGCCCATGCCATGATGGGTTTGGTGAACCGTCGGCCTGGCCACCACTTAGGATATAGGCCGGTAAGGTGGAAAGCCATCTCGACTGCGCCGCACTCAGTCTTACCAAGTTGGTTTCCAGCCATGATAACTCGCTCGCGCTTAGTGGCACCTAGCCTATAAAACTCCAATTGCTTAGGGTAGGGTATGAAGAAATCAAGTTTTGCCCTTTGCTTTAGCTTTTCCGCCGCTTTGAGGCCCGCGAGTATCTTGTTCAGTTCACTCCGGTCGAGATTTTCGAGATCAGAAGTCGTCATTGATAACGCTGCTGGTCGGAGTGATGTCAATTGTCGGTGGCAGGAGTGATTTGACGACGTTTGCCCCCAGGGTAGCGCCGAGTTTTCGGATTTCCTCGATCATTTCCTTGGTGGTAAGCTCCTGAGTGACCTTGTGCTCGGATTTTTGCACTGCTGAGTGACCGGCTAGGGCCAGGAGAAGCTTGTTGGCCTCGAATGAATTGCGGTTGAGCGTGTTATTGGCGATCCTTTCGATGTTCAATTGCGCCATCGGGGCGAGGGCCTGCTGCCGGCGACCGACTTCCTCATGGATGGCTGCCTGGACTGCCTCGGAATGCGCCAGCCGGTGGGCTTGAACGCGAAGGGACACGTCTGTACCCTCGTAGCCTGCGGTTCTAGCCGCTCCTACGGCGTTCTTGCCACCAGTGGCACAATAGGCGATCACGAATGACCTTTGCCTGGCATTCAGGCTGGACATGGCGGGACCGAGCTTGCTGTCTTCTAAGATCGTGTTCATGAAGGTATGTTAGCGTAGTTAGCGCCTGGTGTCAAGAATGCTAACAGTTAGCGTAGTCAAAATTTTTGTCGCCGCACATTTTGGGTAGGAATATTCCCCATCGAGATGCGTTAGCATCCAGCCAGCACGATACCCCCGGTCTCTGATTGAATGTGGCACAAAGTTTGCATGATCGAATATGGCATGAAGTTTGCATGACGAAATATAATTCATATAGTTAGCATGAAATATATTGCATCGAGGTCGCCTAATCCATAATGCGCATCATATATCATGTATGCTAACATCACACACTCAATAATTGAATGCAACTCAACTAATAAATGTGTTGCAAGGCATGATGGATGCGATCATCTTCCGATCCAACGAAGCAGCACGGCAGCCCGGTTGAAGCCCCGGACCAAGCGGACTTAGCGTGTCCCTGCCACTACGTACGGCAACGTGCACGTAACAAGGTGCGTTGCAAGTGCCAGGGATTAGGGGTCTAGCTTAACCACCTGTGCCAATCGCTGATAAGACAAAGCTCACGGACAGCTGCTACCCAAACATTTGGGATCGCCGTGAGCTTTGATGTTATCAGTGAGGAGTATGTGTCATGCGGTGGCTGTACACTACCGACATTGGTTGGAGTGTCGATCCTGAATTGGATTTCTTTTGCGATGGACGAGGCAACAGCAAAAGATGCCTACATAAAAATGGCATAGCCAGGAACCTTGGGGTACCGGGGAATTGTGTCGTGGTCAAAGATACAAGCGATTACGGTACATGTGCTGTACTCACTTGCCAAATTAAACGAGAGAGATATTACTATAAACTAAATAAAGCCGCTTATGAGCTTGCCAAAGCGTTTGATAACATTGAAGCGGCTATTGTGCCAACTAAAATTTCATATTACGGCGCGACTTTAGTGCACATCGAACCATTACCGCCCAAGCGGGATCAAGCGCCCATCAATCTAGCTAGGACGGAACGTATCAGACAAGGGCGCAAACCAGCAGTTTACAAATCACGCAAGCTATCGTATCGGGAGTAATCACCAATGCCAAATCCACTGAGGGATGAATATCAGCGCCAGCAAATCGAGGCTTGGCGTGAGCGCAATCTGAAAGTCAATGGATTGCGTGATACTCATGAAATCGACCGTGAACTGGCAGGGATGCCACTGAGCGAGCAATTCAAAGCATGGAAGGAACTGGCACCATGATCCGTTATAGTTGGCATGTGACTTACTGGATAGGAAAGGATTACAAAGGTGTAATTGCGTTTACCCTCGCTGATACATGGGACGAAGCCAATAAAGTAGCTTGCCGGTACAATCTTATTTACTGCTACCAGCCGGGGTATTTTGTGGTTCGCCCCTTCATAAAAGGACACATACTATGAAAACCTACCGCGTTGACGATCTTGGTCACGAAACTGTCTTCCATCTGGTGGATACTCTTACCCCCGATGTCATATTCGATATGTGGGAAGCCATGCTAACGGATATGGCTCTTGGATACACCAGCCATCATG